GATAACGCAGATTATCGGCAACCAGAATATCTCCACCAAGGATCAATACGTCAGCATTTTCCTCATTGCGGAGAACCAGATCACCAAACTCAAGGTGTAGGTCAGAACAAATGGCGATTTTCATTTTTGAATTTTAAAATGTTCTTTAATTTTGTCTACACAATAGTGACCATCTAAACCTTTATCACCAAGTTCCTCACAGATATTCGTACATTCCCGAACAATCAACTCGGCGAACTTTGACTCGAATGCTTCAGACCATGTAGGTTCGCCTCTAAAATTATCATCGGCATATTTTTCAGCCTGTTCAGAGAGTAGTTGAATTCGTTCGTTCATAGGTATCTGTACAATTCAAAGCGGGCTTCACGAAGGCTTTTATATGATTTGTCTTTTATGTATATGCGTTTAGGTGAGAATACTTTACACTCACCAATAATTGTATTGAAGGTATAGTGGGTATCTTTACCTGCTTCTACTTTTGTTTTGCAATGATAGTCTTTTACCAAACCAGCAAACATAAGCAATTCACGGAACTCATCCGATACTAATTTACGAAGATATGCATTGTTCATTTGATAACACCTTTTCTCACTTGATAAGACATTATAACATAGTTGGTGTCAATTGTCAACTATTTTATTGTCCCGTTAGTTCTTAGCAACTGTACCATATCCCCTGGGGTTACAAAGATTCTGGCACGGAATACTGATCTTTGTTCATTGATCAATTCTTGTCTGGTGAATTCAATATATTTTCCACTTTCATACATTGCCTCTGCTAGTTTTTGTACTAGCCCATGTTTTATTTTTCTTTCTGAATCCTGCAACCACTCTAACTCAGATTCGTTTAGAGTAAGTTCAACAACAATAGGTTCACCTTGTATTGGTTTAACACTACCATCAGTAAAACTATGGGTAAGAACTGTATTCACATTTAGTTTTTCAAGGTCTTCCAATGTCAATGCTGTGATGCCATATGGTGTGGTAACACTGGTCATAAATCAACCTCACTTTTTCTTTTCTTTAAAACGATTAGGAAACTTAGAACACCAAATACATTTTGTAGATGGCTTGTTATGAAAGTATGAACCCATGTCAAAGAATTTACCTTTACAGGTTACACAGGTAAAAGTATCCATAGGAACTTCCTCATCCTTTACCTTCTTCTTTCTTGTTGTTTTCTTTTCTTCCATAAAATCAAGAACTGACATAAAATTATTCTTTTTGTAGATAGTTTGGATTTTCTTTTGTTTGTATTTGTTCTATGTGTTTCTGTACTTTAACTGAAGGTTTAGCCTGTGCATCTTCTGGTTTGTGCCCAGCGATTACAACTAAGCAGAATATGGCTAATACACCAGCAACAATAAACTTCCAGAACAAAACAAAAATAAGACCAACAATAGCAATGATTATACCAAAGATTACTATATTCTCAAGGACTGATGTTGAAACACCTAGCATTGAAGCAAGGTCAACATTCAATCCTGGTGAACTAGGAGTAGTTATTATCTGCTCCACTATTACTTCTTTAACTGGAGCCTCAACTGGAGGTACAATCTCTACCGCTTCTGTGGCTAGACTAATGGGCATGATATCACCTATTTTTGTATATAACTCAAAACATAATCAATAACATTTTTTTGGTTCACTTCAAATACTTCTGCTGGTGTCTTATTTTCAAATGCAAGATTAGGAGATACCCACCACTTGTCAACTAGTTCATCACTACCTAACATAGCGAATAGGCACACATTCAACTTTCGTTTAACACTATCTTCCATTATAATAACTCAAAAGACCCATAATATAGATAGCCACAATGGTGCATTGAACAGTCATCAGGCTCCACTTACGCCAATAATAGCCCAAAGCAAACCACATTACATTACCCACTACCTGCACGATTAAATAATAAGGATATAAATTGAAGGCAGCCATCGCCACACCAATCAATAAGATGACGGTGGCTGACCATTCAAATATAAACTCCTTACTCACGCAGCCTCAGTAACTTCTGGTTGTGCTACAGGTGCAGCAGGCTTGCTAGTGCTACCAACATAGCAACCATTCTTGTCAAACTCTTTGAAGTTTACAAGTTGGTAAGAGGTCACTTTGCGACCATCTTTGATGACTTTGATTACACCATTGTCATACTTGCGGATGTCATACACAAAGGTAGACAGGCGATACATCAGGCTGGACATCTTAGCATCAGCAGCAAAGGACGCTTTGATATCTTCAACACTCATTACCTTACCGCTCAGGAGAACCTGTGCAACTTTGTTGTGAGGACGAATCTTGGGGGTTTTAGTAGTAGTTTTTGCCATAATATAAATCTCCAATCAAGTTAATAGAACTACAATATAACACACTCCGGATGGTATGTCAAGGGTTAGAATGGAACTTCGCCAGTCTGTGGTGGCACAGATACTGGTTCTGGTTCATTCGCTTTTGCATCAATCTTGGTATACAAATCCAAGAATGACATTTTGGTTTCTGTATCAAAGCGGGCAACACACAATTCAATCGCTTTCATACGATCACCAAAAATCGTATATGCTTTGGCAATGTGGACAAGACGGCGAGTAGAAATGATTTCATCTACGGCATTCTCGTCAAACGACTTACGAATAACATCTGCCCATTGCACAAGCAATTCAACAAATTCTTTATCTTCAATAAGAGGAGTAAGAATTTTCTTTTCTGTTTTAACGTCAGGATATTCCTGTTCAACAGTAATTGGGAAACGCTCAAGGAATGCATCATCAAGGATTTGTGATAGATACTTACCTTCATCAGAGCCACGACCTTTGGTGTTTGCAGTAGCAACCACATTGAAGCCATTTGCAGGATAAACCATTTCGCCATTCTTTTTATTGAAGTATGGCTTACCTTCTAGAATACCTTGAAGGCACATAAGTTTATTAGAACCACGGTCTACCTCATCAATCAATAAAACAGCACCTCGCTTCATTGCAAGAATAACAGGACCGTCACGGTTAACCACATTACCATCAACAAGTGTAGGACCACCAAGCAGGTCAGATTCATCCGTTTCAATAGAAATATTAACACGGATACATTCACGTTTAAGAGTAGCACACACTTGCTCAACCATCAAGGTCTTGCCGTTACCTGATAGACCAGTAACGAACACAGGATAGAATTGTTTTGAGCCAATGATTTTGTTCAGGTCTTTGTAAAAACCAAACGGAACATAATCAGGGAAGATATTAGGAATTGATGGTTCAGATTCATCAATCAATTTGGGTTGTTTGAAAGCCAGTACCTGAGCCGCCATCTCAACGGTTTCGGTTTCCGTTACCTCAACTGGTGTAGATTTTGTTACCTCAGTCTTAGGCATATTGGTCATAGGAAGTTTATACTGACCACGACCTGCACGATAAGCAGGACGAGAAACAAACCAATAGGGATAGGAAAGACCTTTTTCGTTTACCACCTTGTCAATTTGGTCACGGTTGATAATTGCACCTGTACCAAATACCTCTGTGGCTGATTCAACGAAAGCCATAGCATTACGATTCATTTTCACCTCATCAAGTTTGTTCATAATAATCAAATTCATCAGGATAGCTAACACCCATGGCTTCCATGATTTTTATTACCTCATCAACCGACATACCCATATACAATGCAACTTGCCTAGGTGTCATACCATCTTCAATTGATTCCATGACGCCAAGGACTTGATTTTTCATTTTACCCATTTGTTTACCTCAATGTTACCAACACCATTAATTATAATGGTTACCTCATCAATTGTCAACAAGTTTACCTCGCTGTTGTAAAAATACAACATCAAGCCCCCGCCCAACTTACGTTACCATAATTAAAACATAAGACATTACCTCTGGCAAAGTTGGTAGCAGGTGCATTCCAACTGGCAGCCTTCAGTATATCGCCTTTCTTAAATTTAGGACCATCTTCTTTTACAATAAAAGAATGAACTGAGGAACCTTGTATCACCTTGATATACTTACTACCTTCCTTGTACCGCAGTTTATTTGCAAAATCCTCGGTCATTTTTTGACGGACCTGGCGGGAAACCTCATCAAGTGCATCCTCGGGACGGCTCCAGGTTTTATAGTTTTCAAGGAGATAACGGAGATAGGAATTCATTTCATTTTGAAAATTCATAATTAACCTTTCACAAAGTTTTTCACGGTGGTTGCACGGAGCATTTCCATTGCATCTTTGAAAACTTTTTCACTTACATTTTCAGCAAGTGTATTCAATAGCATTTGATTAACATACCCCAGGGTATAGGAATCAGACTTGTATTTTTCATAATTAACGGCCACGAAACCTTTGAGGACCGCTTCGGCTTCGGCTTTGCGGCGATTCACTTTATATAACGATTTTACCATTGTTTTCTCCTCATCAATCAATATGGATACAGTATAGGGCAGCCATGCCGAATTGTCAAGGATTATTCCATGTTGTTTATTTGATAACATTGGGTGCAGGAGTGGTTCCGGAATTCTGGATTCTGGAATAATTATAGGATATTTGAGCCGAATTGTCAAGGGTTATTCCGGATTATTTTGTTGCTTTTTGACAACAGGCTCGCTGGACCACTCAGGACCTAGTGGCCATGCGGTCCGACGGGAGGCTAGGAAGGGTTATAGGAGGTTTTCTGGTAGTGGTCCATATGGAGATATCAACCAAAAAAAGAGCCTCCTATGCGGAGGCTCTGGAAATTATCAAAAAAACAATTGTTGGATTGTTAAGTAAACATACAGGCCACAACCTTTGGTTCCTGATGGGAATGTACATTGTCATCCAATTGAAAAACATCTCCCTTCTGCACGGCTTGTCGGATTTTTTCGACCCTAGCATCATCCGGATAATAATCAACTTCCTTCAATAGTTCAACGGCCTGATTTTCATTTTCAGCCATGACTACCCACATTCCACCATATTCTGATTCCGGAAAATCAGCCCAATAGGCTCCGACATATAAAAACATTGTATGCTCCTTAATTCTTATCCAAAAATAGCCTGATTCATTTCATACACTTTTATTTCCTTTTCCGTGTATTCTACGGCATGCCACTCACCGTCAGGTGTCTGGGCACGGACAATATCAAAGGAATACACGGATCCCATTTCAGTAAAAAAGCCTTCAACCTCTGCAAAGCGGGTTGTGGACTTTTTATTGTCCATCATGGTTCCAAACCATCCATTACGGAGTTGGAAACGCATTCCTTTTTTAATTTCAGCGGTTTTCATAAAATCTCCTATTAGCCACAGATAGTATACTCGGCAAGTGATTTCCATTTGCCGTTGGGGTTTGCTTTGCGAATCTTGGTCACTTGGATCAAGGTACGCAGGCTCATTTCCTTGACATTATCACGCAGGGAATCAATGAGGTTGAGGGCATCAAGCTTCATTGCCCGTGGGTACTCAGGCATGAATTCATCGGAATCAAGGATGAATTTCATTCTCTCAATTTTTTGTTGCGGTGTCATTGACAGGTCAACGGCCATTGATCGGGTGATAATGGCTTGGTCAATCTGATTGGATGACAGGTTACTGATAAAAATAACACGGCCTTTGAATTCAAAAGTGGTAGGCAGGTCATCATCACGGAGGTCAGCACGCCATGAGATAATACGGCGAGAATAAGAATCTAATGCACCTTTGAGCAGGTTCAATGATACGGGATCCTTGAGGACGGAATCACAATCGTCAAATACAATCACGCCGTTACGGTTTTCATATAGTGTACGGTAGAGGCCTTTAGGTGTTGAATAGCCTTTGATGACACGGTAGGCACTTTTGCTCATGGTCTCGCCAACTTCAAAATCTTCGGTCAATGATACGTCCTGCAGACCAGATTGGCGTAGGGCTTGGGTTACTGTAAAGGACTTGCCAAGACCGCCAGGACCTGTAACAATGACGGAAGCCTGATCGCCAATGGCCAGCATGGTGACCATATCAGAAACGAAGCCGAATCGCTCATTAATTGTGAACCGTGATTCCACAACAGGAACAGGCTCGGTATTAAACTTGGTGATAGATACAGGACCATTTTTCTGGTTTTTGGTTTTACGATAACCGGCTTTAGGAACACCACGTGGCATAATCAAATCTCCATATCAATGAACAATGATGCTATTATGGGGCATATTGTGCCAATTGTCAAGGACTTTTTTGTGTTATACATTTGACAATAGGTCAGGATCATGCCTTTCAATAAATGCAACAAGTTCTTTTGTTTGCATTCCGTCAAGTTTTTCCATCATTGCAAAATATGCAAGGTCCATGATAGCCTCATCGGTAGCGGTTTCAAACCAACGGGCCACGTATTCTTTTTGCAAGAATTCTCGTTTCTTAAATGACAACTTCATTTTATTGTCTCCTTGACAATTATCCAGTATGGATACAGTATAGGGCATCCGCTGGCAATTGTCAAGGGTTGTCATAATAACAATTATACTCCATTCAAAAGTTTTTCAAGTTTATAGTTCCAAAATTCTACGGTGCTGGCTAATTGTACACCCGTAGCCTCTACCCCATTAATCTTACCCTGAGGTGAAGGATTGTTCATTACCGCTTCCAATCGGTGTATTAGGTCAATGATAGAATTATTCATTTCAATTTCCAACTCGGTCATAAAGTCTCCAATTCTGCCAATACTTTGTTCAAGTCCTTAAACTTGTTCGTATACTCAGAAATTTTCCATTTGCCATTTTCGTACAGGTAAAAATACTCTGCTCCTGTAGGATCATAGTATTCAAGGAAATCTGCCTCTGATTCTAAAATATGGAATCCACAATCTTCCTCGCCACGGTCACGACCAAAGAATGTGGTCATGTCCTTATATTTTTCTTTTTCTTCCTCGCTGAAATAATAGGTGTCAAATGGGTGCTTAACACCAATTTCAGGACGCAGGCTTGATATATCGCCTAGACTGATAAGGGCTTTGATTTTTTCTGGGACGGTGTAGTTTTCTGCTAGAATAGCACCATTGTGGGAAGGATAGCCATCCCAATGACAATAGACTGCCATGATATTACCATTTTCCAATTTGATGCCGATAGCGGAACGGGTAGCCATTATTGTTTCTCCATAATAAAATCAATCACGGTTTTTGCATCGGAAAGGTCTGATTGTTCCAAAGCGGCTTCAATCATTTCCTCTTGAATTTCATATAGTTCGGCCAGCATGGCCTCAATTATTTGTCGTTTCCTATTCATTGTATAATCTTACAGGTTCATATAGCCAGAACCACCGAAGGCATATTCCATACGGGTAACGTACAGGTATTCCACAGCCTCAGCCTCGGTGTTAAACTTTGCTAGGTTGGTACCCACACGGCCAGTGGCAATAGGTGCCCATTCAACCACGCACCACTCAGGCAGGCGGTCATAATCGCCATCATATAATTCTATAGAGAATCGTTCCATTACAGTCTCCTTATCAATCAATATGGATACAGTATAGGGCACCTATGCCGAATTGTCAAGGATTATTCCACAATTCTAGCCACTCCTCTATGTTATCAAATTGATATTCCGCCCACTCAAATATTTGTTTCAAAAATAGTAATGGGACTAGAATTGTCAATCGGACAACCCAGGTTAGTAGCCACTTACACACTTTCACAATTGACAATGTTTGCATTTGGAAAATATTGTTTAAAAAACAATTCCGCATTTGTTGCTGAATTGATACCGCTTACCGTGACCTCATACGGGGCCTGTAGGTCGTGGACCATATAGGTGATGAGGTACTTGTTCCTGCCTTCGGAGCCTCCTGTAGCCTTGATTTTAGGCTCCTTGGCTTTGTTTTTACTGCCCTTGGGTCTACCCATGTTAGGCTCCTAGGCTGGTAGGCAGGTCTGCCACGGTAAAGCGGCTAGAATACAGGTTCAGCCGTTGCCAGGCCCATAGGTCTGTTATCTTATTAAAAACAGGACCGAATAGGTAGCCTGAGGTTTCAATGCAGGTCTGCCAGCCGCCTGCTACATTCTTACATGTAATTTTCATAATTAAAACTCCTCATTGCCATAATATCCATAATCCTCATCGGTGCCGTAGCCAGCTGAGGCCATGGCGGAATCAAAATCACCATCCATGGATTCATTATAGGCTTCCGCCATTTGATCCATCATTTCCTCGAAAATCAATTCTACGTCCCAAACGGACATATTAAACTTTTCGGCAATTTGTGCCCAGGTCAATTCGCCTGCGGAAATTTCATCTTGCACTAATGATATGATATTCATTTGATATCTCCTTTGTTCACGTTATGGATACAGTATAGGGTAAGTGGTGCGAATTGTCAATAGGCCAGCCCTAATCTTTTTCGGCCTTTTGTTGCATAATCAGCAAACATATTGGTTTTAATAGAATGACAACATTTGCATAATGTTATTAGGTTATCGGGATCATTATTGGTTGGGTTGCCGTCAAGGTGATCCACGTCCAATTGCAAAGTGTGGACAATGGTCGTGGTACACTTGTAACCGAGCCAGCCAGCCTTATCGCCTTTTGCATTTTCACAATAGGTCTTACGGTATTTCAAGTAAGGATGGGATTGATGGGTCCATTCGGATACGGTCATTCCTTTTTTATTTGCGGACCGCTTATGGTGACAGGATGAACAATAATTCCGAAAGGCAGGAGAACCGTCTTTTCGGTAGGTTCCCATAAATTGACCACGGTTATTGCATCCATCATTAATGCATTTAGGACGCCGACCTAGTACCAACTTAGATTTCATGGTAATCCTCACTTTGGTTAGTGGTGCGAATTGTCAAGGGTTATTCGGTCTCGCCAAACAGGTATGAGATATCACGGTCTTGCAATTCTGATATCAATTCCTCATCGGTGTAATCCACGTAACCTTTTGTCCCTTCCCGCAAGATAGCATTTAGATAATCACTTGTTTGGAAAGTTTTAACCATAAAGGTTATCGTTTGGACATCATCGGAAACAAGGGTTTCAATGGCTTTTTCACGGTTAAACATTTGATAACACTCCTTATTGGTTAGTGGTTACTTACAATTGATTAGGCAGCCATCATCATGATGGTAGGATACTTGACAAAGCCGCTGGTGTCTTTTTTGGCTTTACCTTTTGCATACAGGCCAACGATAACACCTTTAGGATCAAGGAATCGTAGGTCGGAATCGTCGCCATTGAATACCGGCAGGCCATTGTAGAATTCAGGCATCGGTTCGGTTTTCTTGATACCAAAGACCGTTGCTACATTGTAACCTTGCTCAATGGCTTTGGCCACGTCGGAATCGTTACCATCAGCGGCTGAGAATGTCAAGTGGTAGTTAGGAATATTCTTGATTTTACGGCCTAGAATCTTGGTGTAATCATAGAATTGTACCTCAGGGAATGCAAAGAAAATATTGTCATATTGTACACCGTTACGGATAACAGAGTATTTTTCAAAGGACAAGTCCGAGGTACCATTCAAGCGGAAAACAGGAATCAGGTTCAATCTTGCTGATTGTTTAATTGCTTTTTCGATATCAGATACAAGCCACTCCATGAAGCCGTTTCGTTCCTCAAAGAAAAATTGGGTCTTACGGATTCTTGCTTGTTGGATAACATTGGTGGTCTCGCCTTTTTTGAACATACCACCACGACCAGCGGTATTGAGGCAGGCTTCCGCACACCCTGCGGTTGCTTTAGGGCAGGTCTGATAGCCGCTCAGGTTGTATGGTGCGAGGTGCAGGATATAGGTGTTATAGCCTTGCTTAGTACCTTTGAGAATCTTAGGATTACCTGTGGATAGCAATTTCATAATTTTCCTCTCAATCAATCAATAAAGCATAGTATAGAGGTATCCATGCCAATTGTCAATCATTATTCCCCAAAGGTATAAGACAAAGAATACCCCTCTGCCTCATATTGATCGCCAATACGGATTAGCATTTCCGTAATGGTTTCATTTGAAGCAAAAGGATGCTGGTCTTGCAACACCTCAGTGGACGTTATCATAAAATCACCATTGTTTTTACGGGCACACAAGTTAATAAAAAACATATAATTCCTTTCAAATTAACCAATAGACAATACTTCAGAAGTTTTCAAAATAACACTAGTCCGCTCACCTAATCGGACTGTTACTGGTTTGAAAAGATCCACGTAGTATATGGTTTCAGAATAACGGTTACGGCACTCACGGATTGTACCTTTGACAATAGTTTCACCAATATACTTTCCAACAATTGTCTTACCGATAAGGTTATTCATTTAGTATCTCCTTGCTTTCAATCAATCAATAAAGCATAGTATAGTGGCAAGTAAGGCAATTGTCAATAGGTCCAACTATGGTTTCCTGTGGTTTTGCAGGTATTGTCAGATTCCTCTGGTAAATGAGAATGATTCTCATTCAGGCGCTTAGAGGATCGCTGGTTCCTCTGGGGATTGGGTCTTTAGCCGTGCCACCGAGTAATCCTTTCAGGTTTGGACAGGCTCAGAGGGTCTCAGAGGGGTTTTAAAATTGGCTTTGATCCATCCATAGTGGCCCGAAAAAGCCTCGGAGATACCCTTCTGGCAGGAAACTTATTAGAAGGATACTCTATTGCAATAATGATAACTATTAGTGCAGGAGTGGATTAGGATACCAGAATTTTGCTGCATCTCCAATAGTGTAATAATACAGGTTACTGGCTGAATTGTCAAGGACTATACCAAAAAAATCCTCTAGTTTTTACACTAGAGGACTCTATATTATACTGATGCAAATTTAGTAACGGTTACTGGGCTAGGCTTTTTTGCTGCCTTTTTTGCTTTGATGCCCACTTTTGGTGTTTCGAGGGCTAGGAGTTTCGCTTTGAGTTTTTCAATACGGGCAGCCTTTTTGGCTTCACGGTCTTGGGCTTTGAGTGCCTTAGACTGTTCCTTGAAGGCTTTTTCTTGGACCTTGAGGAAACTCAATTCGGCTTTGAGTTTGGTCAAGGTTTCACGGTTGGCCTTCAGGTTAGCCATTGTGGTTTTGATATTGGTTTTTACGGTTTCAATTTTAGTCATGGTTTTCTCCTAGTAGAATTACAGTTTCATTCCGTTGGCAAGGTAGGCAATATAGCCAGGGTTTTTGTTGGGTGTGGTATCTTGCTCAATACCTAACATCACACCGGTGCGGACAAAGGTTTTTTTGGCATATTCCACAGCGGCTTTTAGGCTTTTGAATTTTTTGTTTCCGGCGATATACATTTGGTTTCCTTTCGTTTTCTCAGTGTATGGATACAGTATAATGGATCCACTACCAATTGTCAAGCCTCAATCCTCAATTTCAAAATCATCCTCGAGGCTGGCAATATAGTCACTTAGATAACACCGGTAGGCTACTGGGTCGCATTCCTTGAGGATCGTGGAACGGTTAAATGTCAATCCAGCAACCATCACAGGACCCTCACAATCCAGGGCATCCTCGAACATTTCCACAGCGGTTTCGTATGATATTGAATTCATAATTTTCTCCTGTCAATCAATCAATGGATCAAGTATAGTGGATAAGGTACCAATTGTCAAGCTTTTTCCCTACGGGCATCCATCATTTCAGCCAATATAAATTTTGCAATATTGATATTTTTTCTGGCTTGGTCGTAGGCTTGGTCATGTCCAAATGATATCAATTCTTGGGCATCGGATAGTACACCCATGGCGACCATTTCCAGTCCAACAAATTTAGCGGTTAGACTGTCCATATACTGGTCACGGATATTGGCTTCGGACATGCCATAGCATTTTGATTCAAATTCGGTCATTATTGGTCTCCTTTGCGGTCATTCAATGCATCCCATACAATGTAAGGTGCTGCAATAAGTGTAATTACAATAAAGATAATTTGTGCGGTATCCATATGGTATCCTTTTATTAACGGCAGAGGCTGATCAGGTCGCAGGCTACGTTATAGGCACCACTGCCCACGATGGAGGCTACGGTTAGGACGGCTTTGTGGAAATAGGCTCCGAAGAGGACTGATGCTGAAATGATAATGGCTTGGAACATTTGGTTTCTCCGTTGTTTTGTTTCAATGAAGATAGTATAGGAGATTCGGTGCCAATTGTCAAGGGCTTTGTAGGCTCCTGGGGTGGTTTCCTGGGGCTGGGTGTTGCTAGGAGGACAACTTTGGTGGGCTTAGTGAAATTAAAAAAAGGGTTGGAATCTCAAACCCCTAGACCCGTAACTGGAAATCTGGAAGTGGAACCCACAGAATCCAAAATTTTTTCCGGAGCGGAACCACAGGATTTTCGAATTTTTTCTCTAAGATAATCACTCATACTTTCTCCATTGGCTTACTGGAAACAAACCAGTGGGATAGTTAGGTCTTTGATCTTCTTTATAGCATAAGAGAATATCACCAGCTATCGACAAACGAAAGCGATTTTGACCATCACCTGCTTTCTCTGTATAATGCTTTACATGGCTAGGAAATAGAAACAGCTTACCTTGCTCAGGAGTAAAACTCCAAGTCAGACTGTTAAACTGATTATATTTTCTTACAAGTGTTTTGACTTTACTATTTCGATTATCATGAAATGCACCATGAAAAGGTTCATTAGGACTTCTGTCTATAAAGAAAGTCAATAAGTCTGAACTGACTGGTGCAGAGATATAATACACAAACGAGTAATGACTGGTTTCGTGCATATGAGGAGGAACGCTGGTCTCACCATGGAGAACGGTCAGCCAGGTTTTTGAGATCATAATATCAAATACACTAGGATCAAACTCTATAGCATTAAAGTATTGTTTACATGAATCTGATATAAACTTGAATAAGTCGTAATAGTCAGGATCAGTGTGGATATCATTGATACCAGTAACTTCACCAGACACTAAGCTTCCGTCAGGCTCTCTGATAATATAAGAGTCTGCTCTAGGTAGAAAACGTCTTTTGTAATCCTCATGGTTCTTGTAGAAGTATTCGCCTACACACAGAGGAAAAATAGTGTGTATCATAGACGCTTAGGAGTTATCCCACTTTCGGCGTCTTTCCTCAGCTTCTTTTTCTTGCTGTATTCCATGCTCGGTCAACTCTGTGTCTGATTCGCAGTATGGGCAAATGTGTCTAGGATCTTCTAGTTCATTACCTTCTTTGTCTGTCCAGGACCACTCAGCATCATAGCTCTGACCAGCCCACTTACAGTTGGTGCATTTGTGTGTAGGCTCTGGCGGTGTCTCTGGTGCTACCCAGGAGTTCTCATCACCCAACTCATAGGTAACCTCGTAACCTCCTTTACGGGCGGTCCAACAGTCAGAATACTGATGTTCCCAGTCAATCTCTATGTCATTATCATAAGCATCTTGAATAATATCATTAACGTCTACTTCACCATTCTCTATGCGTACTAGTAGAGAAACGATCTCACCTACATCGAGGTCTGGGTAGATATCACTGAGTGTTTCTTCATCTAGATAAAATGCATACTGTTCGTCTACTTGATGCCATTCGTGTTTGACTATGGTGACCATTATTCTTCTCCTTCAATCACTTCATTACCATCAGTATCATACTTCTTACCAGCATTGGGACCATCAACTCGTTCAAAGATAGGATCACAGTCAATAATCATCTCAGAGTCACCTTGCACCCATTCTTGTTCTTCTAGGTCGTAGATATTATTACCTTCTTCAAAATATTCTTCAATCCACTGTTGGGTTGCTTCATCACAGTCATCTAGGTCATAAGTGTCCCAACAGCCATCCCAAGTCTCCATGAGTTGAACATCATACCCACAGTCCCATAGATTATCACCCGCACTAATCTTGGGTACATTCTCATCTTCTGTCTCTACTTCAAAGCTACCCCAACGCCATCCTGTTTCTGACATAACCGTATTGTCACCTTTGTGATAATACTGACGTTCAATGAGTGACTTCTTCCAGCTTGGGTGAATTATCCATTGTGCCATGATTGCTCCTTCTCTCGTAGTTTCTCAATCTCATTTGCGGCTTCTTCTAGCAGGTCAGCGATTCTGTCAGGCTCACCATTCTGTACTGACTTTCTGGAAGGTATCTGACGGCGTATCTCTGCTCTCTTACGAAGTCTGTATACTAGGTCTTGTTCGTTCATTTTGGTAGATTATATTCTCTGGTATATTGGCTTGTGATTGACCCGTGTGCATCAGGTCCTTCATACTCAACATTAGACTCAACTTGAAGTCCAAACCGCTTTCGAATGTTCTTCTTGTCAGCTTGAGAACCACAGCAAGCAGCACATTCTTGAACAATCAACTCGGCTAACATCTCCATACGATTCTGACAATCTTCTGTGATGTGTTTGTGAAGCCCGTGTTTGATCATTAATGTTTTAAGTTGTTCGTTCACTTTGTTTCTTTCTGTTGTCGTTAATGATTATCTTGTGGACCATTCGCAGGTGATTTGTTTGCCTTGTATACAGTCTTTAGAGTTTCCTGTTGGACTCGGTAAGGCTCGTATGATAAGTGGTGATTGGCAACCAGAAATGAATAATACAGCTACTAAAATAAACTTATTCATAGACTTCTTTTTTTAGAAAGACTCTGGAGAAGTCTGCTTTAAAACCATTAACTTCTTTTTTGAATTCATTCCTAGCGTCAGTAGTAACCTTTTGTACTGTAGAACAACCAGATAATAGTAAACAAACTAGCAGCAGTTTTTTCATTTGAGATTTCTGTCAATTAAAAAACGTACATAGTCAATATCACCTTCTGCTTCTTGTATATAAGTTTCTATTTCTTGTATAAGCAAATTAGCAAACTTGACTGAATCAAAATGTAGATGGCCATCAATCAATACACCATTGATGTAATGACTCCAGCATTGACCAGTTAGTTCTTGTATTTTCTTATTAATCATCTAATCGTAATTGTCCAAAATGTTTTAAAACTTCTTCTTCTATAAAGACTGCACCAGTATATGGGTTTTCAACACCAGACTTCCTCAACGTATACTCTCGTACAAGACTAGCACATTCTGAAACAATCAACTCATAGAAATTTTCTAGTTCTTTGTCATAGTTTGATGACCAGTCAACAAAAGCATCTTTTGGTCGCCATTCTTCATCATCCCATATAGCAAAGCCTGCTTTGTCTACTAGTTCTATAAACTTAGGTTTCATAGATTACTCCACTGTTTAAGTTTGTCACGTTTCTGTTCTTTATAGAATTCCAAATCAGCTTCTTTGAGAATATTATTCTTAGTACAAATATCAATCATACAAAGTAAATCACCGACCTCTTTATTGAGTAGTCCATCATTGTATTCTGCCGTGATAGGATTGTAGCCGTGTAGACCATATCGATGTATCTTTGAGATAATCTGTATGACCTCAGCACATTCTTCTTGTAGAATGACTAAGGCTTCATTACAATCTAGTGTACTCATTGTTGTTTTATGATCTACACACAACTTGAATTTCGGATGCGTTCAGACCTTTCTCAATTGCTTTCAATCTGCACTCATGTCTAATATTGTCTGAGTACATAGAAACTCCAAACATCAATCCAAAAAAGACTAAAAAACCACCAACAAAAATTAAAGTTTGTTTAATATCATCACTCATGATCATTCTCCTTGTGTACGATTTTTAAATGCACGATTCATAGACTTTCTCCATTTTACTTTCTGTCTCTTGGGGAGAGCATTGTAAATGGTATGAAAATGTTTATGTTCCTTTTCATCTTTAACATAACTAAAAAACTTCGGTAACGCCATATTAATTCTCCGCTAGTAGTGTTCTGCTTTTTACATCCCAAAAATGTTCAATGGCTTTCTTTGCAAAGGTTGCATCTAGGTATTGTCCTAAATGTCTTTCATCATCAGCCGAACAGTAAGTGTACTCATTTACGTATACTACAGCAAACCAGTTCTCTTGTAAAGCGAGTTTTGAAGCTTTGCCACAAATTTTGCCAGTTGATTCTTCATAGTAATAGTAAGTTTCTGATCCATGACTTCTAAGTTGCCAGTTATACATACACATCCACTTTCGATACTGAAACTACGATTTCATGTTGTCTCTCTTGATGGGCTTGCAACTTTTCTTTTTTGATGGCTGCTTCTAAACGATCCATCTGATCTCTGTAATCCTCTATGCGGAGATTACGGCGTAAGTCCAAAAGATTGACATACGCATTATTCTTCGTTATTTTCATTTTTGTTTTCCTTTACTGCTTGTAGTAGTTCTAATAGTGAGTATGATGACGTACCCCAATAATCAGAATCTATAATAGGTTCTGTATTTGCTTCAGGCTTCTTAAACGGGATGATGTTGGACATAGTGTTCATCACACAAAGTTTTCCACCAACCAGTCGTTCTTAATTCTCCTTTTGCTCCACACACTTCACAGATATGACAAGACATTTTCTCTGCCATGTCTATGACACCATCCATATACTTATCGGTGTTATCTGCATAGAATCTTAGCATACCATATTTTTCTTTGATTTGGACTACTTTAGGATACTCTACTTCGTTTGGAATTTTTTCGTATTGTTTTTCAATATAATATTGACGAGCATTATTACTAGACTTTACATGATTATGGATGATTTCAGATACCATGTCAATTAGATGATACCATCCTTCGTCAATGTAGACACCACAATAAACATCGTCATACATTTTAGGATAAGTTTCTTTGAGATATTTCTCAAAATTATCAAAAGTCATAATCTAAAGTTCTCCGTGATACTTCTGTCCACTCTGGTCTTGGTGCACCTGCTGCATCAAGACTTAACATATATTCTTCTGTTACTTGCCAACTTTCTAACCAAACTATGTATTCACCAACAATAGTGGGAAACAATGCAAATGCTTTTAAATGACGAATATCACCTATCTTAGGTTCGGGATTTTTCAACTTCCATCTCATGCTGATTCATCTCCATCATATGGATTCAAATACGCATCTATCTTCTTGTTAGCTTCTTCAAGTGATACCGCATAGACAGTAAATGTCATCACACCCTTAGCATTGATAGAAATAGTAAAAGGTACAGGACCACCACGAAACTCAAAGTCATCAGGCACAGGTCGCATAATACGAAACTGTTGTGTCTGTTTCATTCGGTCAATGATTTCGCTAGTTAGCTGGCTTGGAGTTTTATCTTTCATGGTAGTATCATATCAAAGATGGGATGAATTGTCAAGTCTTTTGTGAGTCTCCTGGTAAAACTCTATAGTTATCTTCCACAGAATCTGGTGTTGAAACTTCAATAATAGTTCCTTCTTGGTGGCAAACTAACTGATGCGGCATCAATGGAGGATTATGCCAAACAGAACCTTCTGATAATCTGGAATGTTTTATCGATGCATCTTTTGTATCTATCCAATTTACTTGAAAGTCACCAGACAAGACATACCAAGTTTCATCTTTCTCAGCATGAAAATGCATACTAAACTTTGCACCTTTTTTAAAGTGCATCATCTTACCACAATACTTATCATTGGTTGCCCAGATTTCTTCGTGGCCCCAACCTTTTTCTACTTTACCTGACAATCGCATCATCAATTTCCTTTAATGTTGGTGCATACACTCCAAGATGCTGCACTGTTAGTGATGCTGCTATATTAGCATAATTAATTGCAATTTGAATATCTTTTGATCCACAGTAATATACTGCAAGTGCGGCTAAGAATGTATCTCCTGCACCACAAGCATCAGCAACATTTACTTGTAGACAAGGATAGTTATTTCCTTTATATCTTGCTCCATTTTTACCATCAGTTACGATCACATTTTTGTGAAATGAAGTTAGCTTTTTACTTTCGGGTGAATTGATTTTAATAAAAACATTTGTAGGTGGATATATCTGATCAAATTGTTCTAAATCTGGTTTCTTTGTGTCAATGAAGATAGGTAAAGATTTATATGAATCAATAATTTCTCTTATATTTTTATATGTAAGAGTTCCTTTACCATAATCAGAGATAACAACACAATCGTATTCTTTTTTTGGAATATCATTTAGAGAGATATGATCAGAAATTGCATCTTCATCTAATCTAAGAAGTTGATGACCAGACTTCTCATCTATGAATCTAGTTTTAACTGAGATTTTATTTCCTACAACTTCGGTGACATTAGCACCAAGTGACTGTAAGTTCTTAGAAACATTTGCTGCCATACCGGCAAGCTTTTTTGTGTGGGTGAGTTCTAATACAGGTACGGGAGCTTCTGGGCTGATTCGGTTCACGCTACCATAATGATAAACATCATCACAGATATCACCGATTAGTAATACGTTTAATCGTTTCACTTGTTGAGCATCCTTTTATTAAATCAAAGAAAATAATTTCTCTACATACTTCTTGTCCGACAATATCTTTACCTATATAGTCGGAACCTTTTACCATAGCATCATGTTTTGATATTAAATCAATAAGCTGTTCATCAGTATCAAAGTTGGCCACAGCATCAACAACCTTTAGATGCATCAACATTAACATTCTATCGGCACATGGATTAATTGGTCGTGTTGGTCCTTTTAATCGTTTCACTCTTTCATCGGTGTCTACTGCTACTGTGAGAAAGTCTCCTTGTTCACGGGCAAATAATAACATCTCAAGGTGACCTCTGTGTAAAATATCAAAGGTACCATTAACAAATATTTTTTTCATTCTTGATATAGTTTTTTCTGTTTATGACTTTTTTCTTGCATGGTTTCTTCCTCAAAGAACTTTCTAGGATTACCACACATAGAACATTTAGGATCACCACAATTGAAAATATGTACCTTATGGGCACGATGTGGTTGAAGTAGATAACGCCACTTGTGCATAGAACTATTCAGTTTATGATACCCATAATCTTTAGCTATTTGAACTTGCTTCTTTACATAATTTTCTTTTTGTTGAATTCTTTTAGAATGCTTATCTTTAGTTTCTTGATCCATCATATTACTCTGCCAAAAATATTGGTGAGGAACCTTCATGTACAAAATCTTCCGCTAATTTCTCTGCATAATTAATTCTCATTTCACTCATTCTTTGTATATGTTTTCCATCAACAAAGAAATCAATCATATAAGTATCTGAGAATTTAGATACAGTTGCTTTTCTATTATCAATCTGAAACTCCGACAGTAGCATTTGGTGTTCTCCTTTGCTTAACTTCCCATTGATATGCACTAGCAATTATTTCCTTTAGTCCATATTTGGGTTTAAACTTTAATATTTTTTCTGAGTGTTCGACATCCTCACATACCAACTTAGCAGGATCACCAGCTCTACGATTACTATATTTAATCTTAAAATCAGTATCCGTTACTTCTTCTACCATTGCAATAACGTCCAGAACAGAATAACCTGTACCAGAACCGAGATTAAAAATGCTAGAAGTTTTACTTTCATTTAGAAATTCTGCTGCCTTCACATGGGCATCTGCTAAGTCGGATACATGTATATAGTCTCTTATACAGGTACCGTCAGGAGTAGGAAAATCATTACCATACACAGTGAAATCATTCCTAGTAAGAATACGGGGTATGAGATGAGATTCAGGCTCATGATTCTCACCAAACTCACCATCGGGATCAGCACCAGCAACATTGAAATACCTAAGAATAGCACTATTGATTCCTTCTTTATTTGCATCTGCTAGAATTGTTTCACACATTCGTTTTGTTTGACCATAAACTGATTCTGGATTCTCAGCAGCACAAGATGATGAAAATACAATATCTTTGCAACCATATTCTTTCATCAATTTTAGAATGTTAATTGTACCAGAAACATTATTTTCATAATAGTATGTAGGCATTTCTTCACTCTCACCTACTTCTATGGAACCCGCAAGATGAAAGACAATATCAAAGCTGAACTTATCATCATCAAACATTTTACCATATTCTATCTCATCAAGAATATGATCATAATTTCTTATATCAGTATGAATGTACTCATCACAATACTTTGTTGCCATAAGTTGTGACGGATGTTTGCGATCCATCACAATCACATAGTAACCATTCTTCTTCAGTTCTTTCTGGAGGTGATGACCAATATAGCCAGCACCTCCAGTCACTAATGCTTTCTTCATGCAATCATTCCGATAAAGCGGTTGAGTACAACACGATTAATAACTTTACTTGTATTGTACTTAGTAAAGGCGTTTACAAGACCTCGGGTAGTTGTTGATTTTACTTCAAGTTCACTGTCATTGTCAACATCAGTTTCGGCACGAACAATATAATATTCATCATAGCCAGATGTTGTGCAGACAACACTTTTTTCTTTCATGAACTTTTCACGGATGTCATCCATGTTAGCAGTCTTAGGAAACAAACGAGAAGTTGATTGTCTGAACTCACGGCTATTTACAAGATAGAAGCCAACAACATTACTTTTTGTAACTTGTTTGAATATCTTCAATGCTGCTGAAGTAAATGCTTCACATCCGCTATGTTTGATTTTTTCAGAAATTCCAGTACTTTGATGACGCAGAACACCAATCTGGGTTCCTGTTGTCATAAAACGGGAACTTGAACCATATTCACCATCAGTAACTTTTTTCTGTGTTAACATGTGACCTTCACCATCAGTAAGAAACACAGTATTGACTACTTGCAGTTTGTGCTGTTTCTGAAACTCAGGGACAATCTTCATTGCGGTAAAGATTGTTTCGTTGAGTGGAGTGTACTGCATATCTAACCATCGTGGGAAACCGTTAATGCGGTGTGCCATTCTTGCTACATTTGGATACATACTTGCAGAGCCGTGTAGCAAAGCAGATGCCATGTAAGACATGTCACTTGCATTCATTTTACTTGAAAATAAATTCAGCAAATTGAATGAACGAATCAGAACATCATTTTCTTTGTATTCTGCCTCTTCGGCATTTTTTCTTTCACCGCTTTCGGGATAGTACATATTTGTGAATGCATATACTTCAAACGGAATATTTACTTTCTTGCAGAACAAAACAAGATTTAAGAGTTGCTTAATAGTTGGGTGTAAATAGTTAATCATTGAACCAGACCAGTCTAGAAATATCACAAGACCGTGAGATTTACCACCAGGGACAATAGTCAATCGTTTGAAGATATCATCATTGAACTTATACGAGTAAATTTTACTCATGTTGAGTTCACCAGTTTTTGCAACACTCGCACGTTTCATTTGATCCGCATTTTTACGGAGTTCAAATTCTTTCACAAGATAAGAAACAACTTTCGCTGATTTGGATTTGAAAGTGTTGAATACGCTTGTGTCTACTTGATCAGCATAATATGAGTCTTTCTTGTAACGATTGATAATACGCTTATATGGTATTACAATATTATCTAGATTGAGGTTTTCTGGAACATTAGCATAATTGTAATCCGTTGAATCTTCACACAGAAGTTCTTTTTCATGGTTACGAAACGCCTCGTCGGTGTGTGATTCTACTTTATCTTCACCTTCATTAAAACTTTCATTCTCAGTTTCTTCAGAATCCATCTCATCAGAAAATTCTGGTGACTGACGGTTTTCTTGTTCTTCACCATCATCATCTTCTTCTTCGCCATCATCAAAATCCATGGTCTCTGATGAATACTCGGTATCATCATCCCACTCATCAGTAGGAGTTTCTTCTTCTTGACGTTTTTCTTTTTGTTTTTCTTTTTGTTGACGATAAAGTTCTTGAATCTTTTTAGAAAGTTCAACAACATCATCAAAAGTTTCCAATTGATTCATTTCATCAACAATTGTAAGTTCTTCTTCATTGAACTTGATGCCAAGGTGTGCGCCAATCTTGAAATGAATATTCAAACGGTCTAGAATATTCATACCATTGAGATCAACACCTTCAGTTGCAAAAAAGTTATCGTTGTAAAGTTGACGATATGCTTTTGAGAATGAGGAACGCAGGCCAGGATATTTGCGTTTAATGAGTTTCTCAATTCTCGCATCTTCTACAATATTGAGAATAACTTTAGGAATTTTCAAATCAATAACTGAATCGTGCCAACCTTCAGCGGGAGTATTCAATGCATGACCAACTTCATGACCTACGAACAGATCATACATTTCAGGAGTAAGAGTATCTTTAAGAATAGGAATTACCAGCTTACGTTCTTTTGTATTGAAATAAGCGGTAGGAACTTTCTTGTGTTCAACAATCAGGTTTTCCGTCGCCATCAGTTTGGCGAGTTGTGATTTGGATTCTTGTGTCGTTTGCATTTTGATATCTCTCTATTGAAGATGATACATTATCGCATAAATCCAATGTTTTGTCAATGGAAAACCTGATTGTTGTATTTACGCAACAGCAGTTAACACAATGACATTACCTGTTGGATCCTTTTTTATATCAAGGTCCAAAGTTTGACCTTCTTTCCATCCTAGGTCTGCCAGCATTTCATCTGGAAGTTCAATATAAACATCTCCAGAACCATCTTCACACTCTTTAACTACTGAGGTATATATTTTAGACATGGTTTATCCATACATGAATTGTTTTTTTAAATCTTCATAGTGATCTAAATCTTCTTGCCACTTTCTTTTAGCTACCCATTGTTTGACAATCTGTTCAATTTCATCCAGTGCTTCTTTTTGATTTTGCAATTTCACTGTATCTTCGGCTTTCATGTTTTCTCCCATTAATGATAAAATTCACTTCTATCAACCAACAAAAAATTATTCTCTTTTTTCTTTTTTCCCATGATTTCAACCATGGCCACAAAGTCATCATATTCCTCTTGTGTCATTTCTGCAAGCATTTCACTCATTTCCTCCAAGAGAACAATTTCTTCATCACTAAAATGATCAAGTTCATTCAAATTTAAGTCCGACATACTCGGTGTTCCTTTCATCATAAATTGTATTCAAGCGATTGACTGCAAGTTGATAAACTTCAGGAACAATTTCTGCTCCTACCCATTTTCTATCTGAATATATGCATGAAACTGCGGTACTACCCGAACCCATAAATGGATCAAAGACAGTTTCGCCAGGATTTGTATATACATCAAGAAAATTTGATACAAGATCAGTTGGATAGTTGTCAACATAACCCTCAATTGGTTTTATAAAATGTTCAAGTACATCAGGAATAGACAAATCACTAAAACCTTCCCGAGAAAACTGTTTTCCGGGTCTTTTGAAGGTTAAAATAAAGGAATAGTTGAAGCGATATAGGTTTGCATTCATTGAACGCACCCAAATTCTTTGACTTTTGTGAATCCAACCCAATTCTTCCATCGTATCTGTGATGAAACTGTGCTTTTTCACCACTTTTCCTCCAGATTTACGGTCACGAAGGATAATTGTAACAACATTATTGATTGGATTGATCATGGAAAAGGTGTCATACATCAATCTTTCCCATTTTGCCCTAGAATCATCAGGATTTTCCCCAATTTCATCAAAATCTGGTGGAGAAGTGATGACATAATGATAAGAAAGGTCACGTTTCATGACCTCTAAGCAATCATCATTGTACAAAATACAATTATCCAAAGGTTCGTACATCAATTTTCTCCTTATGCTTCACTTTTCGGGTATATCGTACATCAATTTTATGTTTTTGTGGGGCAGGAATAGGTGTACGGCAGATTGGCTTCGGTATTTTCAATAAAATCTTCATTTTATCGCCTCATCTTAGCCATATCTTTTGCTTCAGTATCATTGAAAACGGGAACAGCGTTAGATTTGTGTAAAGTACCAACACCTAGCATTTTATCGCCAGTATATTGTGTAACTTTGTCTTTTCTATTCCAGTTTGCAACCTGTACGCCAGTGTCTACTGAAGGATACTTCTTAGGGTTTCGTTCAGCAGGAATAACAAGCTTAGGCATTTTGTTGCTAGTTTTGAAAGTTGTCTTTGTTATCTTAGTAACTTTTGGTGAAGTACCAATGCCAACTTTACGACACCATACATCATACTCAGCTTGTTGCACTTTTGTCAATTTCTTCGGTTTTGATTTACGAATGTAGCCATAAACTATCATAATGATATCTCCACTCAACTAGACTACATTATATCAACCTACGAGTGAATTGTCAAGGGCTTTTTTGTTTCAATATTTGTAATGACGATGTTCTTCATCTTCATGGCGATTTTCATATTCCCATTGTTTTAACTTTTTCTTAACTTCACCGTGTTCTTTGAATTTGCGTTTCTTTCTTGAACTTTTAGCAAATTCAAAATCGTCACCGTAATCATTATTTTTACGGAATTTACCAGCAAACTTAGTCATTTGATTTTATGAACTCCATTATTTCATTAGTAGGAACTTGATGCCTTTCATTTTACCTTCAGGCGAGGTTTCTTTATCTCCATTTTTAGATATAAAGATTATTTCGGAATAAGGATAGCACATTTGTACTATCTTAAGTAATTGACATGCAGTACCGTCAGTATCATTATACATGAAAACTTCATCCACAAATTTTAAGTGTTTGACGATCTCTGATCGGGAGTTGTAGTTTTGAATAAAACCTTTTTCATATTTTGTCAAATATATGTCGGAATGTACGCCAATGATTAACCAATCACCTTTTGATTTAGCTCTTTTCAAAAAATTGATATCAGATAATTCTACAGGATCAAAAGCACCAATCGTTACGATTATTTTTTCTTTTCTTATTTTCATGGTAACATGTTGGGAAAACACTCCTTAACAAAATTATATGTTAATCCTTTAACACCTAAATCCTTTTTCATTATTCCTATGATTACTTCAGCTTCTCTCGGTTCCAAAGATTCTAAGAGTTGAATTAGTAATTCATTTTTTCTTTGTTCATCCAAACTTAATGATGTAGGATGTCCTTCTTGAAACAAATAGATTCTTCGTAGCTCTGTTCCAAGATGAGCAAAAGAAACTCCAGGTAATGTATCAGGAATTTTGTAATTGTCTGGTACTTCTTTTACTGTCCATTTATAATTAGGATGAAATGCATATTCTAAAACTTTTACAAGGGTAGGAGAAAGATTTTGTTCTATTACTTTTTTCCTATCTGCTTTTGTTTTAGCTTCTTCAAATTCATCAAATATCTCATATATATTTTTCATTAAAATTCCTCAATAACGTCCATCAGATTCTTCAGTCGGTTCTCAATAAAGTAATTCAACAGCTTACTTCTAGGAGCAGGTTTTGTTTCTTCATAAGTATTTATGATTTTCTCCTTTATATCACCTGGTATTAAAGACAGGTCAATTAGGAGTTGATTGCGGGTAAAGCCAGTATTTGCTACAGATTCATAGTTACTGTAATGCTCAGATAGAAATTTATCTAGTTTTCCTTTTGTAATAGGAGTCTGGCGTTTATCTAGAACAAAACAATCCGAAGGAGACAAGATATTTGGTATACCATCGCCTTTGTCGCCTTTGATGATTTTTTCTTTCAGGTCTTTTTGTGGATTCTGTGAAATGACAAACTTCTTCAAAGCAGGATTGTACTGCTTTACATTAAATGCACTTTTACTGTTATATGCTTGAAGTTGTAAGAAATCACCATCACTAGAAAGAATCAAGATATTTTCATGCATGATATGACGAGGAACTAATGTGCCTATAATGTCATCAGCCTCGGCTCCTTCAACATCGATTACTTTGTATGGAAAGTTTTCTCTCAATTCTGTTTTGAGTTTTGACAGAATGTCAAAGATTAGGTGCCAATCTAAATCCGACTTCTCACGGGCTTTTTTACGACCTGCTTTGTAGAAAGGAAAAATAGATTTTCGCCAATAGTTACGATTATCGCAACATAAGACAACTTCGCCATATTCTTTAAATTTATTGGTATGAGTTCTTAGAACATTCAATACCATATGGCGAACAAGTCCTTCTTCCAGCTTGACATTTTTTTGTGATGCAAGTTGTGCCATAATGCCAGACAACAGTACTTGGTTGAGATCAATTAGTATCATGATAACACTCTATAGTTAGGAAACTACAGTCTACTCTGTTTTCTTCAATTTGTCAAATATATTTTGGATAAAATCACTAGAAGTTATTTTTTTAGCAACTTATATGTTTACTAAATCTTTGAATTCCATCTTCAAATGTTAAAAATGTGTTTGTATGTTTATCAAATAACAAAAACCCAACGACATAACATAAAGAATCACTGGTGTTTACAAATTTGTGTGGTATACCAACGTTGATTATATATTCACCTGTCATCTCTCTCTCATACACTTGAGTAACGGTTTCAGGTCTAAAGACACGAATGCGTTGATCTTCGAATTCGGGAAGAGGATCAAACCATTTTAATGTTCCGGTGCCACCAAAAAATATATCAAGTTTACACACACTTTTTAGTGTAGGCTCGTCCATATGAATTTTTATATCTGCTCCCGGGACAAATATAAAGTACTCATTGTAAACAGGATAGACCTCACATGAATCCATAAAATCCAATAATCTCTTATCGATAACATCGTATTTACGATTTGTCATAAATTGATTGCGAATAGGATCGGCAAATTTTGGGTGTTCTATATCAAATGGAATAGATATAGGCCGATAATATCTGTTATCAATCAAAACATTTCCTCCAACAAAACTTTAGTCTATTTCCTTCAATCGTTCAAACATATTTTGGATAAAATCATTGGAGGTAGTTGTTTTTTTAGCAACTACTCCATAGAAGTCACATTTTATCATTCTAGAAATATATTCTAGAGGTTCTGTTAAAATGGCTTCAAATAGGTCAGGATCTACAGGATTTCCTTTGTTGTCTTGTTTGAATAGAACGATATGATACATGTTTCCCATATTACAGGCATCAATATCTTCACCGGGTGTTTTGTATTTTGCTGCCTCTACTTTCACCATATCTTCTTCTGGACCAGGCATGAAAAAGAGTGCATCAAAATGATCATCCTTGAGTTCTCTCAGAAAGTCTAGCATTGTATCCTTTAATATGTGATTTTCTAACTCTTACCATTATCCATACGTTGTAGTAATCTTCACTTTCCATCACACCACGAACGAACTGTTCCTTCGCTTCAAGATATCCACATTCACCTTTTGTTTTGCATAGATGTAGAATCTCTCTAGAAAAGTTTTCTTCTCCATGTAGTTTAACATCATTTACAAGTTCTGTGTTAGAACCATAGTAAGTTTGCCAATCACTTGGTACTTTCACTTTCTTTTTCTTACCTTTGACTTGTTTGGTTTTGGCAGAGTAAAAAAATTTCTTGCCTATATATTTTCTTTTATTCGTGAGATTAGTAATCTCGTAAACGAATCCGTAATTATCACCAATCAAGCCTTCAGTAAAATCTTCGTTATTATATTTCCAATTTAATTCCATTCTTCATCATCTTCAGAGTCCTCATCTTCTATATATTCTTCTTCAATTTCTTCAATGAGTTCTCCACAAAATGGACAATGTTCTGGATATTCTTGAGACACAAATTCCTCAGTATAGTTAATTTGATATGATGATTCGCAGTTGTGACATTCTGCTGTTATTATTTTGTCGTTCATTTTGTTTCCTTAGTGTGCCCAAACATCAGCCCAATCCCCAGAGAGTGCTCCTTTTGCATAATCAGTTGCTCTATTCTCAAAGAAGTTGGTGTGTGTTGGTGCATTAATCATTTCTTCTACCCAAGGTAGAGGATTTCTTTTTACTTTAAAGATTCCTTTTAGTCCTAGACTAATCAATCTTCTATCTGCAATGTAACGAATATACTTTTTCACATCTTCAGCAGTCAGTCCTTCCATTTCATTTACACTAAAAGCTAAATCAATAAACTTATCTTCAAGTTCAACCATTCTTTCTGCAATCGTATAAATCTTTGATTTTAGATCATCATTCCAAATTTCTTTATTTTCTTCAACATAAGTTCTAAACAACTTAATCATAGACTCGCAATGTTGTGTCTCATCTACAATCGACCATGTTACAATCTGACCCATACCTTTCATTTTACCGGTGCGAGGGAAGTTAAGTAACATGATAAAGGAACTGAATAGTTGCATCCCTTCGGTGAAAGCAGAGAATACTGCAATATGAGTAGCAGTAGAAGTCCTATCACCATTCTGTGAGCTAAGATCAAGAATATAATCATGCTTTTCACGCATCTCTGCATATTCCAAGAATTCATTGTATGTTGTCTCCGGTAACCCTAGTGTTTCGATAAGGTGAGAGTATGCTGCAATGTGTAATGCTTCTCTTGCAGCAAAACCAGCTAACATCATTCTTATTTCAGGCTGAGGGAAATGAGGTAAATAATTATTAACATAGCCACCTGATAGATCCACTCCTTTAATTCTTTTGGTGATTTATTTCCTATTAATCTTTTTTCTTCTATATTTTCATGTAACATAACAAGAGTGGGAACACTTCTAATACCATATTCTGCTGCGATTTCTGGATGTATGTCGATATCAACAACTTCGGTGGGTATCTTACAATCAGTTTCTCCTAGATTAGCAGCTAACATTTTACACGGCTGACACCACGATGCAGTGAATCGTAGAATTCTTTTCATTTGCCTTGTCCTCTATATTTTTTAAATGAACGTTTTTCATGTTTGTTCATACTTGATGTTTTGTTGTGGCCACCTTGTTTGGTTCTCTTTTCAACTGATCTATGACTATTCACTAGTGGGTTTTTCGCTGCCATAATGTCTCCTTATTTACTTTTATATTTTACATCCTGTTTTGCTTCAAGTTCACGCAGGTCATTTGCAAGATCAGATACTCCATGCCAATCTTCAATTGCAATCATTACTTGTAAATACTCCAATAGTATTTCTTTTTGTGTTTCGAAATTGTTGTAATCTTTATTTTGTTTCATTTTTATTTTTCCATCAGTTCGTTTACAAAGTTCAATAACAAATGATGTTTATTACCTTTCCAATATTTCTTCATCCATGAATAACTATCATACCAATATTTTTCTGCTTCAGGATGACAACCGATTAGTCCTATCTTATTTTGAATGATAGCCATAGGTATACCATTCGCATATCTTGCTACTGTCTCAAATTTCGATTCGTCACCAATAATAACACTACCATCATAGAAATACAAACTTTCCGGATTATTATTCCAGATTACTTTCATTTCTTTAGCGTGTGGTCGTTTTGTGTCTGTATTTGGTTGTCTTATATACTGCTCTACTCTTAGGTCTGACATGATATTAAAATAGTCTGCATCCGCCCAATACGCACCCATACAGACACCTAAATACCTTCCGCCGTTCTCTATATAGCGTAGTATTTGAGAGCCGTTGGTCTTAAAGAGAATATCCCAAGAATCACTATCTCCAAAACCACCAGGAAAACAAACCATATCTACATCATCAAAGAAATCATCCTCAACTTCATGTTTGGTGAATATCTTAAATTTATAATGTGGATGTAAAGCTTTGATTATACCATTACCAGATTGTACCGAACATTTCGGGTGATTCAAAAACAAAGCTATGGTTTTCATTAGCCCTCACATGCAATACAATCATTTCCTTGTGCAATTTGTGTCATATCAAGTTCTTTAATTACTTGACGTTCAATTTTCTTTGATACTTTATCTGCTTTACCAATTTTCTCACTTCTGCAATAGTATAATGACTTCAAACCTTTTTTCCATGCCATGAAGTGAATAGCATGTATATATTTTATGTTTGCATCAGGTCTAAAGAATAAATTCAATGATTGTGCTTGATCAATGTATTGTTGTCTATCAGCCGCCAGATCAATTACCCAGCGTTGATCAATTTCCATCGATGTTTTGAAAATATCTTTTTCATTTTCATCAAGAATGTCTAGGTGTTGTACTGAACCATCATTTGCAATAATACTCGACCAAATATCATTGTACTCACCTTCGTCTGTTATCTTACTTCTGATGAGTTGGTCGAGCCATCTGTTTTTGTTGAGGTAAGCGCCTGAGAGTGTGTCTTGTCGATAAGCATTTGCACGATAAGGTTCAATACTAGGGCTGGTATTACCCATGATAATGGAACTGGAAGCGTTTGGTGCGATAGCCATAAGATGAGAGAAACGACGGCCGGTACCCACGGCATCGGGTGCTTCACCCCGCTCTTTACCAAGTTCCAGATTTGCATTATCAAGTCCTTCTCTTATTGTTTTAAAGATTCTATTGTTGGTAACTTTGGCAACAACTCCTTCAAAAGCAATATTGTTGCGTTGTAGATAAGCGTGGAAACCGAGAGCACCAATCCCAATACTACGTTCACGGGATGCAGAATGTCTTGCACGGCTGATTGTGTCAGGAGCATTATCAATAAAATACTGTAACACATTATCAAGCATCTCAGCAACATCTCTGAGGAATAGTGGTTCATTTTTCCATTCATCATAAGTCTCCAAGTTCAATGACGATAAACAACATACTGCGGTTCGTTCTTCATCAGTCGGTAAAACAATTTCACTACAAAGATTTGATTGATGAATTTTCAATCCTTTATCTTTTAGCCATTGGGGTAAATGTTTGTTGCTAGTATCAATGTAATGAATATATGGTTCACCAGTATGCATTCTTAATTCAAGAATCATTTGCCATAAATGTCTTGCAGACACAATCTCTCTTATTTCACCCGTATGTGGATCCTTGAGTTCCCAATCATCGTTTGCATTTGAATCTAACATACAGTTTTCAATGATGGACATGAAATCATCTGTAATGTTGATACCATGATGCAGATTTAGGCAACGCACGTTTGGGTCACCTGTTGGTTTACGCATCTCTAGAAAAGCGATAATATCAGGGTGGCTAATATCCAAGTAAGCAGCATAACTACCACGGCGGGTGCGACCCTGACGATATGCCAAACTAGATGCGTCATAAATTTTGAGGTGAGGCATAACTCCAGTGCTTTTATCGTCAGCCGAACGAATTCCAAAACCAATCCCAACACCACCGCCAAGCATACTAAGCCAATTCGTTTCAGATAGATTATCAACTAATCCCTCCGCAGTATCTTCAATATAGTTGAGGAAACAAGATATAGGCATTCCACGCTTAGAACGACCAAAAGAAAGAATAGGCGTAGAATAAGATAGCCAGTGTCTACTACTATATTCATACAACCTTTGAGCATGTTCAGGATTACTTCCGAAGCTCTTTGATACAAATGCGAATCTATGTTGCGGAGATTCTTCATCTTCTCGCATATATGATTCTTTAAGTCTTTTAATTCCAAGTTCATCAAACAGTTTATCTCTCTCTAAGTCTATCTTGATTCCTAAATATTCCATTTCTTCTGCCTTATTATTGTTGTACGAATTCTTCTATCATCGGGAAAATAGGCTCAATAGCTTTTGCACATGCTATAGCAATTTCTTGATGTTCTTTTTGTGTACCATTTGCACTCCTGAGTTGTATATAGTGTACCCAAGAACGTAAAGTTCCGTTCATATAAAGACGAGATGCTGTCAACCCTTCAGGTAAAACTACTCTTGCTTGTTCTTTTGCTATACCGTTTTCAATTGCCCAATTATATGCTTTTTCAGCAGCATATGTTACATAACTTTGTTGAGTTTTCCATGTTTCTTGTAGTCCTAAATTTTCAGTTTCAATAGAATTTTGGCGATTCTTTTGATCCTGTAATCTTGCTTCACGACTGACCCAATTAGAACCAGCAATACCAAAATCTACTACAGCATACCTTTGGCTAAACTCTTGAAAAGAAAATGATCTATGCCTAAGGATTTGCCTAGCTATGTCCCGTGTAGTGTTAATTTCCAAACAAACATTGACCATCTCAAGTGGCGACCAATGTTGATGTTTGATTAGGTAACGAACCAACTTTTCGGCTGATTCATTATTGTTTTGGTTTGCTGGATTGGAAACTCTAGCTACATAAGCAACCTGTTCCAAAAGGTTTCTTCCATCAGTCCCTTGAGAATAGGACACCATTTTTACATCCATTATAATATCTCCATATTAAACTTTTTTCCAAGAGGAAAACTCAAGATTAGCTCTCAAATTACTGAAAGTAAATTTATCTATAAGATCCACGATTTCACCAGGCGAAATTCCTGCTAAAATCATATCATTTATGTCTTTTTGTTTGATGTTTTCCGGCAGTAATGTTACATTATAACCAGAAGCAATTGCTTTGCCGATTTGCTTTACAATATCTTTATTTCTTGGTTCATTATCATACACTAAAACAAAATCAGTTAGTTCTAACTTCGCCGCTCTTGTCAGGTCTGCATCAGCAGTTGCAATTGCATTTGGTAAAAACATTGAATCAATAGGACCTTCAACAACATAAACTTTTTTATTTCTATCTAATTTATTTAAACCATAAAACTTCATATATCCTTGAACTCGTTCATTCTCCACCAAGGTGATTGTGATGTAACGGATCTTTGATTCCGATAACGCCCTACCCTGTATGGCAAAGAGTTCATTATTTTCGTTGTAGAATGGTATGATAAGCCTAGGGTCTTTCTCTTTGAGATTTTCATTTTCAACACCGAGAGATTGTACCAACATCTTGAAGTCAGGTGCAAAGTATAACTCTGAGAAATATTTTTCAGGAATCTTCCTGGCTTTAACATATGCTTTCGCATAATGCGATTCTGGTAAGGACTCAATTGTATCCAACTCGATCTTCTTTTGCGTTGGTTTTTCATTGAACGCAGGTTGACTCTTGAATTCCTCAAACGTAGGCTTCGGATAATTATGATTCCCGGTCTCACCATTGGTAAATCTTTCATATGCATATTCTTTTAGCAAAGATGGATCAACAAGTTTTAGAAAGTTATAAAACGTATGTCCAGCGCCACAGTTATGGCACATGAAAAAGTAATCATTCTTTTTCTTGTAAACAAAACCTCTGGCTTTGGATTTATTCTTTTGAGAATCCCCACAAATGGGACACCTAAAGTTATACAGGTCCGGTTTCTTTTGTGCGAACCGTTCTAGCTTCGGTGAAACTAGATGTAGAAATTTACGATCAATGTGTATGCTCATGATATCATTCTATCATGGAATTGATAGAATGTAAAGTGGTAAAAAGTTATTTACCGAATAGATTGGAAAATGTATCTAAGTTGACACGGGATATTATCCAAGAAAACACAATAACACCACCTACTACCATCCACTTCCATTGCAGAAGTTTGTCCAAAGATTCTTTCTCTTTGTTATTATGGTCTTGCATGTCCTTACGCATGGCTTTTAATTCATCCATGAGTCTTAACTCAGAATCTTGTAGCTTATCAAGAACCGTGTCTATTCTGACATGAATCTCTTTAATATCTGCTTCTGTTTCTAATCTTCTGTTGTCCATGTCTGTATATATTTTGGCGATATGTCTATCGTGCTGATCTACCAGTTTCTCCATGACTTTATCCATTTTGTCACAGAGAGTACATAGGGTGCTGACTTGTTGCTTCAGCACTCCTACATCAATTTGCAGATTCACTACTTCTTTATCGTCAGACATTTCTATTTCTTTACTTTTTTTCTGGAATTTTTGTACCATCTAATTTTTTGTGAACCTTGATAGTTTTACAGACTTCTTTTTCTTTTTTAGCCTTGTTGTCAAATTCTTTAACACAGACTTTCTTTTCTTCTGCGGCATATACTGATGTTGCAAGAAACAATGCAATTGCTAGGGCAAATATGTAGTTCATTTTTCTTCCTTTTTAGTAAATTTTTCAGATGCAGTAAAACCTAATCCTGCGATTACAATATACATCATTGAATCAAAGGCTTCTTTTGATACATGATATTCAGTAAATAACTCTGTCATAAAAGCAATAGAACACATTAAAAATGCTGCTAAAGTAATAAAGCGTTTGCTGCTGACAGTCTTATTAGTTCCATCAGCAAGCAAACTACTAAACCACATTCTCATTTACTTCTCCGGATGAGAAGGTTGTTCTGGTGCTTCTTTACCATTAAATCCAGTAACAACTTGTCCTGTTGCTGCAACTATCGGTGCTTGTTGCACAACTACTGTTGGTGCCGGTGGTGGAACATCATGCATGACTTTCTTGGTTGCTTCAAAGTTCTCGTTGGCCATTTTTTGTGCCTGAAGCATTGCTTCTTTATCTTCCTTAGAGGTTCCTGCTAACATAATACCTGATAGAGTACCTGTTAAGAATGTAGCAATAGGAACAATCAACTCAAAGAATTTTTGATCGATTGGAGAGATAGCGTTTAAAGGTTGTGTTACGAAAATAAGAGAATATAACACAACGAAAACGATACCAGTTAATGTTAATGCTAAACAAATACCAATAAAAAACTTCAATCTAGCCATCAACTGTTCATCTGTATATAAGAATGGTTGATTATTTTCCACAGTTTGCTCCTTGTGAAACAGGCGGTGTATTAATTGTTTGAGTTGGTTCATCTTTTAGAGGTCCTAATCTAGGGTCACGTTGTCCTTTGAAAATATGTTCTGGACAAGTTCTTGTCACATCACATGCCGGCATTTTGCAAATATCCTTATCCCAATTTGATGGATCCTGACAAGGATATCTGAATCTATCTCCACTACACATTGCCATACCTATAGGTAACAATACCAACACAAGCATAAACTTTGCAAGTTTTGCGTCTGTCATTTTATACTCCTAAGACATGCAATGCGTGTTCATAGTGTTTTATTCTATCATCAAGTCCTATTGTCCCACCATTAATTCTCTTGGTCATGGTAACGATATCATTTTTATCTGCCCATTGATTGATTTTGTTTGTTTCCCAGAACCAACACGCAGACTGTGCAGCACCTTCAAATGTTTGAGTATACTCTGCTGCTTCTTCTGGTGAGATTTCTAGTGATGCAGCAAACCAAGTATAGTTTGTTTTTCCGGTCAACTGAATTAGTCCACGACCACGATATTTGTAGCCATCACCAGATGCTTCGTTACCGTTACCCATACGATCAGCATAGATACGATTTGCAATTTTTTCTGGTTTCTTTTCGTATGCTTTTGCTGTAGCCATGTCTTTGAAATATTTTGGAAATACCTTTAAAAGACTTTCAGCTTTGTAATTTAAATTTTCAGTTAAGAAAATGAAATTACCAGATTCGTGGGCACACTGAGCCACGAAAGCAGCAATACGTTGTGGTGTATTGATTTCATAATCTGGAAGTAATTGGCTTAGAGCCTTGTGCCACTGATCAATATATGGATTTTTTGGTAGTAATTGTCTTAGTTGTTCTTTTTTTAGTTCCATTATTTTACACTTTCATAAATGTTTTTTTGCTTATGATACCATTCACCCCATGCATCATTTTTCGCAGAACATTCATGATAATTACCGTAATTAATACCTATCTTTTTTGCTATCTCACTTAGAGTAGCATCTTCAGGAGTCATTTGTAACTCCTTACATTTTTCTAATAAAATCTTTGGTGCTTCAGGAAACTTTGGCGCTACAGGTACTGGCGTTGAACATCCCACAAGCATCAAAGCAATTAGAATATATTTCATTTTGGAGTCTCCGCTGCTTTATTTATTGCCCCTAAGAATTCTTTTGGTATTTCACATTCACCACTAGGCAAGAACTTTGTGTCATACTTAACAACTTCTTTGTCAATATATTTTACAACTTCTTCACCTTTTTCTTTTATAATCTTGTTCTTTGTAACTACTTTTTCAACAATCTCAGTATTAACTTGCTTTGATTGTTCTTCTGCAATCTTTACTTTTTCTTGTAGCTCTTTGACTTTTGCTTCCCATTGATCATTGTTGTATATTGCACCAGACATGAACACACCCAAAACTATACATGCAATAGACACTAACTGTATAGGTGTCTTGTACACGTAGAGGGGAGGGAAGAACTTAGCTAAAAACTTAACCAAATATGTTGAAATCAATCCTACGATTCCAATAACTAAGACCGCATAAAAAATCCAATCGGGTAACCATTTTAAAATCCACATATCATACTCTCTTTACATTTTTGGTGATTTTCTAACCAGTGTTGGGTACTTCTTTTTCTTCATCGGTAATTTAACTGCTGTTGCACTAATAGGATCAGTAGCACTCTGTGGTCCAGTAACTACTGTCGGACCTGCTGACCCACCTACTGCTCCATCTTCTTTAACACAACTACCTTTTGAATATGGTGCTTTGCCTGGAACTTTTCTATATCCTGACCAGCAAAGTTCTCTTATATTTTTAAACTTTTTCATCAGCAATTCCACTTTCTCAAAGATTTATTAATTCTGCTATTTGGATCTCTTGCTGTCTTTGCTGAAGTAAGACGGCGTTTCATTCCAGACATTCTTGAACAGAATGACTTTCTGCGATTCCATGCTTTTGAACCTTTCTTCAACTTTGATGGCTTTGTTGTTACAGCCATTGAAAGTTTAGAACCAGGATTAGCACGACGATATGATGCGATACCTTTACGGTTCAAACCACCTTCAGGATCTTTACCTGCTGCACGTTGCCATGCTGGTGATTTTTCCATGATAGATTCTTCTGTCAGAACCTCATCATCACCAATATCAAAATCTTCTTTCAAGCCTGCAATAAAGTTGTAATCGTCCATTGTTAGGACACCTTTATTGCGAATCTCAATTAGTCTTTCTGTAATAGCATGAAGTTCCATATCATCTTTAACATCTTCTCTTGCTAGTTCTAGCATACGAATCATGAGAGGAATGTTTAAAGTGATGGTGTCTTTTTTATCATTGACTTCAGTAACAAACTGTCTAAATGATTTCATTGGTTCTCTTTCTTCTTTTACTGATCTCCAACCACCACCTTTTGACTTGTACCATTTGGAAGCCCAACCGTTTGCATATGCGGAAGGATAAACATCAAATTTGGATCTTGCTAGTGACACCGCTCTGGACCAAAGCTTAGGATTCGTTGGTTTATTTTTTTCGTCTAAATGTTCCATATCCTCACTCAACTTTCCTTTTCCGTAACTTGATACATTGATAGGAGCACCTTTTCTTTCTGGATTAGGATCGTGCTTTCTTTTTGCCTTCACCGCAGCAGCACGTTCTTTCTTAGAAAGTGACGCTCTCTTTTCTTTTGACATGCACTTCGGTTTTGCTTCACCAGGCTCTCTTGCACAAGGACCAACAACTTCGCCTTTTGAGTTGATTCTTTTCCAGTCACCTTTTGGATGTGTCTTGCTGAACCATTGTCTTAAATCTTCGTTCTGTAAGAAACTTTTTAGAGTTTTCATATCTGTCTTAATGTTTCCGCTACACTTAAATCTACTGAAATATGGGAGGTTATTATATCTTTCCCTTTAACACCTCTAACAACTGTGGGTAGCAGGTTGAGATACATCAAGAAAGTTTTCAGAACGTCATAATCTTTTTCATCAATACGATAGAACAATATTCTTGCTGTAGCTTCTGCGCCAAATACATTGTATAGCAATACCAAATGATTCAGTATCAATCTTTCTTTTAATTCTTTTGTTGTCTTATATCTCCGAAAGAGTCTTTTAAGATATTTTGTTCTCTTTAAGTCTCCTTCAAATTCAGACATGATGCAATTTGGTGATTGATATGCTTTCACCGCATACATCATAAAATTATCTTCATTCAAATCATCAAACATGCATTAAAGTGGGGAAGATTTCTCCTCCCCACACTTTCAATTAAGTTACAGTAATTACGCCGTTTGAAGATGTTGCAGATACTCCTTGATCTGCTGCTGTAACAGTAACACGGAATCTGTGGGTGTTTACTGTTGTATCTGCTGGCTTGACAAGTAGTGTTGCTGAGGTTCCACCAGTGTAGTTTGTATTCGCTGGTGTTCCATTTACAACGTTCGTCCATCCTAGCGAACCAGCTGCATTGTTGACTTGCCACTGATATGTTAGAGCGGCAGCGGTGTTTCCAGTCAGCGTTGGTGTTACAACAAATGTTGCTGAATTAGCGTATAGTGTGTTAGCAACAACAGAAGCGGCTGAAGTTACTGCTAAAGAAATCGCTACGTTCGGGAACAATTGTGCATCCCCATCTCTAATCATGCTACTTAGTGCTACAAGAGTTTCGTATTGTACACGATTTGCTCTACCACCAGATCCTTCGGTTTTTAGTACCCAACCAGTGTGTGCTCCTGTATCTCCTAGAACATCAATTTCTTGAGAATCTAGTCCGAATAGACCAATTGTTTCGGCAGCAGTATACACGTTTGCTGTAGTGTTTGCATATAGCAATGCTACGTTAGCCGCTGTAGGTGCTGCTCTATTTGGATTAGCAGGTGCAATTGCTGAGTTTACTGCCCAGTAAGGTGCATTTGCTGAGTTGTCGTTATTACCCCATGAGGACATGTTTTTCTCCTTAAATATCCTGTTTGTTGATTATTTATTGATTCTTGTCGTTGTCATTAGCATCTTGTGCATCTTTATTGGGACGCATTTTCATTTTAGGATCTAGCTCAACTATATCACGATTTTGTTTCGTTAGTGTTGTGCCTCCAGACAATATCGCAGCAGCATCAGACTCTTTTTTAACTTTACTTGCTTTATCATCAGACTTCGTAAACTTAGGTTGTTTACCATAAGATGACGTATCTTTGTCATCTTTTTCCCAATCATAGGTATCTTCTTTTATACCTTTTTTCTTATACAAAGATTTGATGATTCTTGCAGAACGAGTTAATTCTTTCTTACGTTCAGTTACTCTAGTTAAAGTTCCTTTTGGATTATCATACAATACGGATTCAACATTGTATTTCTTTTTAATCTCAGACTGTTTTGATAGTCTTTCTTTGTCATCTTCAATATCATATGACTTGCCTAATTCTTTGTAATAATCTGGATGAGGTAATCCGCTTTTCTTGCGTAATGCTTGTTGGCGTTGATGTAAAGCATCTTGAACACTTCCTTCTTCTAGTTCAACTTCTTCTTTTACTTTATATCTACTTTGTATTTTGTAATTTGCCTTTTGAATTCCTTGAATTCTTTTTTGTTCTTTATTTCTGTCTCCACCGATCAAAGCTTTGTTTGCTTTTGTAGCGTATCTTAGAAGTGTAGAAGTTTTGAGTTCATCAATTTGTTCGACTTCTTCATTCATACCATCTTCGTTCTTGCTAGACATATAATGTCCAACAGTATCCATATAATCTGCTGCTAAAGTTATTTTCGATTGAACCCAAGCAGGAATTTGCATGTTAGGATCTTTGACAACTTCTCTCAGTTTTGCAATTGCATCGTCTAGGATATCAAGTTGATTTAGAATCATGCTACCTTCATCATCAAGTTGTTTGCCCATAGCGATTGCGACATGATCTTCGTTTTGCACTTCTTCTCTATGAGTAGCTGCCCACTGTTTAAACTGATTAGATTTTGAGTGAGCTATTTTAACATCTTTGGTGACGTACTGAGGATTGATTCCTCTAGACATGAGATACTTTTGAAGTTGAGCTTCAGAAGTTTCATCCAGGCCAGCTTTCGCTGACCATGGATCCCATGGGTTTCTACCAAATGCTTCTTTAAAAGTCTTTTTATTCTTCATCTTTTTTCTCTGAAGTCATACCAGCTTTACCTATCATCTCTTTCTTCATGGACATGAATGACTTTAATGATTTTGGTTTATTCTTTTTGGCAAAATGCATGTCATCTGCATCTTCTCTTTCATTTTCATGAATTTCAACTTCTTCATTGGCTTTCATCTTTTTCATTCTATCAACTGCTCTATGAACACCTTTATCTCTGGTGCCAGGAGTCAATAGAGCAACGCCTCTATTGCCACCTTTTCCAGGAAGATTTTCTTTTTTAGCTTTGTCCACATAGCTACGCAAAGTATCATGGCTTAATTCATCAAGTTGTTCAACTTCTTCGTTTGTTTTCTTATTGGCCATTTTATTTACTGCTCTCACCATATTTTCATTACCTTTATTATTTTTTGAACGTGAAGAAACCATAGAACCACGCTTTTGCAAATAAGATGATAATGTGTCTTTTGACAACTCATCAAGTTGCTCATCTTCTTTCAAAGCATCTTTCTTGACCATCTTCTTTACTAAAGCTTTATCTTCTTTTTCGTCCTCGTGTCCTTCATCTTCTTTTTCGTCCTCATGTCCTTCACTCATAGGACCAGCTTTGAATTTTACTTTAGTGCTTCTGCTATCTGCACCAGGACCAACATCATCTTTTTGTTTTGTTGGCTTGTTTGCACCAGAGATAGCATCTTTTGTTCTTACATCTGGATCAATTTCTTCTTCAAATTCGTCAACTTCTTCTTTCATGGCTTGTTTTGTAGCAGTAGCGTACATTACGTCTTTCCAACGTGACCCATAACGCTTTTTAAGACCCGCTGTGTCTTTCTTCATTGACATAACGATATCTTCTTTCTTTTTCTTTTGAGTATCACTCATTTCTTTTTCATCAATGGGAAGTGCAGACTTTTTACCATACATTGATTCAATTAGTTGTTCAGCAAAAGACAATCCTTCTGTCATTTTCTTTTTCTTTGAACGCAGAAGTTTAAAATCATGCGAATCAATTTTGCCATTCTTGTTAGCATCAATCTTGTGCTGATTACCTTTTAATTCTTCTTTGTGCATTGACTTCTCATGATTACCGACTTCTTTTTTAGCAATCTCTTTTGCTTTTGGCTCATCTACACAATCATCAGCTTCTTTGTATAGTTTTGTGTTTGTAAATCTATCTTTACGAGCACCATATTTTGCTCTTTGTTTAGGCTCATCGTCTTTTTCTGGCTCATCAGCTTGACGACCACCACCATAACGTGTTCCCAATTTAATTCCCGCACCACCACTAGGCTTAGGCTCACTTGCTCTCTTTTGAGCATCCGCTACAGTAGGGAATGCTTCATTGAGTTGTTCTGGCTGTTTAGATTCTGTAGTCAGAACTTTATTAACTGCATCAATTAGTGATTGGGACACTCTATCTTTGGCAAACATGTTATTTCTCCTGTTTTTGTTTCTTATTCTTTTTAATTAGCGAACCTACAGTTTTATCTTGGTCTCTGTAAGTTTGCAAAGGTTCTTTATTTGTGGCGCCATTTAACACACCACCAACACCCATATCTACAGCACCAGGATCGTCTATTGCTTCTTTTTGAGTTCTGAACTTGTTGAAACTTTTGCGAAGTCCTGCTGCGGTACCTTCCTTCATATATTTATGCTTAGAAAGTTCTGTATTTTCACGATAAGTTACATCACCAAGACCAGACATAGGATAAACTGTTCCTTGTTGTCTTGTATCATACTCCGGTCCTATCCCCGCTACATTTCTTAGACGTTGATTCTGTGTTGGTGAATCAACTAATCCTTTTTTCTTCAGCTTTTCTTTGTCTTTGCTGAAGTTGCTTTCCTTGGGCGGCGGGTTGACTTTGAGGGTTGGCTTTCCCTCAACGTAGGTTCTGAAGATGTAGCTGGAGTTACTGGCAACGTCTCCGTCTCGGACATCATCAATTCTTCCTGCTTTTCTGGCAATTTGGATGGCTGGGGCGTTGTTGTCTGCAATGTATTGTCCTTTGATACCTTTACTTCTGAGGTTGGACTTTTGAATAGATTTAGAATCCAGTTTAACATTTTCTTGCTCCTTAAATAGTAATGAAACTTTTTCGTTAATGTTTAGTTTCTTGTTTCGCATCAACCAATCAGTTGATGTTTCATTTAATGTGTTTCTGTCTAGGAAATCATTTACATGGTCATAAACATCACTTATTGATTCCTCAACTATCTCTAAATTGTCGTTGTTTTCAAACAAATTAAAGTCATCAAACATTTCGTGAAACTTTACTTTATTAACTTGTGCTTTGTTCCATTTCTCTTGACGAACGGATTCGGATATCATTCTTTTTAATCCGAGGTTACGTTGACGGCTAACTTCATTTAGAGTGTCAACATATATCATCATGGTAGAATACCCAAGTTCCTCTAATTCTTCTCTGATGGTGCAAACAATATCAATATTGTCTGCTGATCCGTTGATGACCAGCGGACTACGATGGCGAATAGCTTCTCTACGAAAATCTTT